TAAGGACCAATTGTGTATCACTTTGATTCTTACTACGGATAACCTATCAGTTATGAGTAGTCGATGCTATAGTGCCCACGGTAGATATCTAATTGTTCTTCCGTGAGTTTCTGTTGCTTGTTCCTATTCTCTTTCTTTATATACTCTCTGTATTGTTCGTCGGACATGCCGGGACGATATGATGATTTCTGGATCTCCCCCTGTTTGGGTGTTCGACCGAGGTTGATAGTTATGATTTTATCATTTCTTTCTTCTTTGGTCTCACCTTCAAGATTATTCATGGATTCTGCTCCTTTGACTTCGAGTTTCTCAAGTAAAGGCTCTGATGTTAAATCAAAGTCAATGACTTGGTGGCTCGTTGTCTTGGGTGTAGTTTTTATCCATCTGTTATTTATAACTACGATAGGATAATAGTCCATGTATTCTCTTGTCAGGAGTTGTTCCAGAGTCAGGCCTTGGGTAGGTATACCTCCCCTTGGTCTCCATAGTTTTTTATTGATCTTAATAATTTTATTAAGTTCTCCTAAATTATTTGAATCGTGGTATAGTAGTAGATGACTAAATTCATCGTCTATTTTTACGACTTTTTCAAATTGTTTCTTTTCCCTTCTTGTCATTCCTGAAAAAAGGTAACTTTTTAAAGGGTGACTTGAGTCGAAAAGAAGATTTAGGGTTAAAATGTTGGTTATTTCGTTCATGGTTTTTTCGATGTTCTCATTACTTGTCTGTTCATATTTATCCTTGGCCCAGAAAGTTTCTGGTTTTGGGAGTCGCTTATTTGCAAGATTTCTCATTTGCCATCCTCCTTCTTTCATTTCTAAACGTCTTGGTCGTCTTAAGTGCCATTCTCTAATAATCTTTCGTGCCATTCTGAGATCTAACTCAGATGGCCCGTGGGTTTTAGTGATAGGTAAACCTAGACCGCCAATCCATTTAGGTGCAAACAGTGGTATTGGGTTTAATTGTTTAAACAGTTTTTGGTGTTCATGCATGAAAAGGTTGTAAACCTTATCTTGTATGTCTTCTGGACTGTTGAATATTAAATCCTTTGCCCTGTCTGCTAGATCGAAGTTGATGTCAGTGAGATCGTTCTTGCTGATTTGGCTAGAGCTGGCTTGTGATCGTTTGTACCCCTTAACTAAACCGTAATTCACGAACTTAACTTTAAGGTAAGGTTTCTTACGTGAGACCAACCGTCCCTCAAATATTGTCTGTTCTTCTCTTTCTTTTACTATTAAGTAATTTCTAGAGTTGATTTGGACAAATTTCTTGGAACAGTAAGTCTTTCCGATAGATTCCTTTAATCCTACTAGTTTTGTTAGATATTTCCAGTGGAGATATGCGCTCAAATTTGATTTGAACAGCACGTCATCACCGTTAATAAGTGCTTTAAGGTCTTGTAAGGTGTACTTTCGATTTTCTGCCAACTCAATAGCTAATCTCGTTATTGCACAATTTATTATGCAAAGAACGATAAATGAAGTGACTGATCCCATAAGTTGACCATTGGTTTGGATAGCTTCGAGAGTTTCTAGGATCATTTTATCCTGAGAATATTCATTGATTATATCGGAAATTTGATTGTTCAGTTTGATTGCATTTGCGATCTCTTCTGACCTTTCTCTTTCTGTTATTTTCTTTGATGCTTCTGGGTTTAGAATGACGTGTTTCGTGAGAGATTCAATTAATATTTCTCTTTCGATAGACGGTAGTCTCAATTTTGTTGCCATTGCTAAGGCCACTGCTTCGGATGCCCACGAGCTTATATTGTTCGTAGCATCTTCGTAGTCGCCTGAAACAAAGACTTCATTATCTTTGACATTTCTTCCTAGTCTCTCTTCAAGTATTTCTTCCGTGTCTGGGGCTCCTATGAGGGAAAATACTGGTAATATTCTCATGAGATCGTGCATCTTTTTTTGTATTGGTTTAAGTGTTGTGTAGATGAATGGTGGGCCTTTGGAAATGACTCTAATTTTGAGACTTTCCTTTAAACCCACGAGTTCAACTACCGGCTTTTCTTCCTTTGCTTTTTTGGTTACACGTTCCATGAAAATACGGAAATTTGTTTGGAGTTTTTCGTCATTTATTTTTGTGATGAATTCTTCTTCTCTTATTTCTGTTGTTTCAGTATAACCTTCGTCAACCTCGACAAAACCTCTTGGTCTTCTTAAGTCGTCGATAATATTTGTGTCGGACAGAATGGCACCTATTGCCCCTAATTCTGAACGTGTCGCAATATAGTTTGCGCTGGTGCTTGGTAGGAAGTATCTGAATTTATCAGATTCTTCGTAATGATTATCTTGTATGATTTCGTTGACTGTTCTTGTGATTTCTTCGATTATTCGATTTTTATCGATTTTTCTGTTGATTTTTCTCGATAGTCTTTCGACTTCTTCACCTAATTCATTTTTATCAGCCCAGTTCATTCCTTTTCCGTCGAAATCAAGATCTAAGTGATCTTCTTTGATTTCTGGCGGTTGTGATGTTGTTAGTTTTATGTAGGCATCGTATTCAGCTTTGCTGACTTCTTCATCGTTTGGTCGAGGCATTCCTTTCTTAGATTGAAGGATTGAACTGAGGAAACTCAGTTTTCGTTCTTCGTTTTCTTTGTTAAGGAATACTCTCAGCCAGCGATGAAATTTTCCGCCGAGTAGAATACCTGGGTTGTCGTTTTCTGAGATATAATCGTTTGGTGCTTGAGGTGTTGAGACTCCTGCAATTTTTGCAGTTTTTAATTGAGTCGGTAATATCTTGGGTGTTTCAAATGATTCGTTTTGGTGGTATGAGAAAAAGGCTGCAAGTTTGTATTTTATAAACTTCATCCAGCCCGATTCTGCAGAGAGTGTATTCCATGTAAGATATGTGTTTTGTAGATTTTTTCTGCTTAATTCAGTTTTGCATCCGTATAGAGAATAGATGTTAGCAATAGCTAGCATTGATTGCCA